CTGTTACCATTAAGAACCGTTCTATCTTCAAATTGAACAATTGGTTCGACAACTGAATTTACAGCACCGACTGCTGCATTTGAGTTTGCATTATTGGTTGTTCTGTATACAACATACAAAGTTGTATTAGCTGGAACAATTCCAAAACTTGTGTTTTTAGAAATTCTTGTTGGATCAAAAGTTGTGTTTGTTACATAATTTTTACCAAACACATCCAATGCTACTTCTTGCGGCTTAGCAACTATATCAGTTTGGCCAGCGTCACCTGAGCCAAATTGCAAAGTAAATCCATTGCGTCCGTACTCAGAAACAAACTTTCTTGATACCAACATAGGCTTCATTACAGATGGAACATTATCATTTTTAAAATTATCGTTTGGTAATTCTTTATAAATCATATCTTGAGCCAAATATTCAACTTCATAGTATTGATTACCTTCAGAATCAAAAACAGAAATAATTTCAACAATATTTGGATCTCTTAAACTAACAGTTCTAAACCTCTCAAATGCTCCAACAGTTACTGATTGTTGTCCTAAACGCCCTGAGACGATGTTTCCTTTAGTTCTTATTGCGTAGTGCGTTGGCGCACCGGTTCCATTATCAACTTTTGACACAATAATAGGATTTGTAGGATCATTAAAATCCACATTTTCAATTAACATATACGACATACCATTAGTTGAAGTAAAACGACTACCTCTTCTTAAAATTGGTATGTATCTAGTGTCTGGTCCTAGTCCAGATGAAGCTGCAGGAATCTCAACGTACAGCGTTACCTCACCAAATGTAGAACTTCTACCGGTGGGTTTATATCCCAAGGCTCGACCATGGCGCACAACGTTTGCATATTGAAATGATGTGTCCAAAAATGCTTCATTAACATTGTAATCTAAATAAAAGTTTAACTGATCGCCAACATACGCAACAGCATCAATCATCATAGCACCAAAAGATGCTTCACTAAAATCTTGGAAACTATCAGGATAGAATCTTTCTGCCATTTCCAATAAATCAGAACGAATTTCAGAAAACTCTCTGTTAGTATAATTTATTGGTAAAAATTTCTTTTGATCTTCAGCCATTGTAAACCCTTCACTAAATAGTCAACTCAAGCAAATCTTGAAGACCTATGTCAGGTATCGCATACGTAATTTGTATTGACAGCGAATTCCTGTCTTGTTCTAACTCAACAAAGTCTATTTTGCCTATAACTATTCCTGGCATATATCTTTTAACTTGTTGATTAACTTTAGCAATTATCGCGCTGCGGTAGTTTTCTGTTTTATTTGTAAATAAGAAAGTTCTAATACCAACACCAAAGTCTGGCTCCATAACTCTTTCGCCTGGATTAGTCATTAAAAGCATAACAAAGTTTTGTTGTATAGTTTCCTTTACACCATAGTTTAACGCAAAACCATCGTTGGAATCTAATTCTATTGGTAATGAAACGCCTAGAGCACCTAATTGCATAATAATAACCTACTATAAATATCACAATTAAATTAAATTTTAAGTTTTATTAATCCGGTTTTTTGCAAAGTTGTCCTTTAGCATTGAAAGGATTATCAATCTGAACACGCTTTCTAAACCAAGGTAAAAGGTCGCTTCCAGCAGGTGGTGTTAATTTTGCCCTAGCATCTCTTAATAAAACTTCTACTGCTGAGTCTACATCGCCTAGGCTATATTCTGGATCAAATTTTCTGTTATTGTAGTGAAACTTAAATATTTTTTTAATTCTAGCCTTAGAACTTTTTAGTATTTCCTGATCCCACTCATCCCACTGTGTACCAATACCACTCTTAAAACGTCTATCTGTATATGAAGCCCAAGCTGCATTAGAACTTGCGTAGTCTGGTGTCCAGTTTGTTGGGGCCTCGGGGAATGTAATTTTAGCCCCTGGTTTCTCTTCAAAAGAAGCCTGCATTAGTCCATCTGGGATTGTCTCTTCTCCAATTGAAGGCATAAATGCCATGTCATTATAAATTGCAAGCATTGATGCTGCTTTTTTGATTCCAAATACACCATTTAAAATATATTGCATTTCCTGAGATTTAACCATTTTTTGTATTAAGCACAATAGAAGCTTGCTATCTGCCGCAGGAGGAGCAAATTGTCCAACTTTTAAATCTAAAGCATCAAGCTCAGTTTCACAAAGCACAAATTTTTGTCCACTTATAATAGTTGAGAAAATTAATCCGTGTCTTACACCCATCTGCCCTTCGACTCCAACAGGTGGTGCCTCTGTGTTTTGTTCTCCGTTTTCACCAAGAGGATAAACTAACTTCATTGTTCCTGGGTAAACATCTGAGATATTTAAGTTTTCATCATTTTGTTTAATAATAGTTGTTGCAGAGGTGGGGTTATATTTTGTACCGTTAATAGAAATATATTTTTCAATTGCAAAAGGCTTTGTACTAGATTCTGTGAAAGCTCCTATGCTGTTAAACTCTTTAACATCACCAATTGGAACTTTTATAATGTTTGCAAACGGTGTCAAAATTTCATGTTCTTCGCTAGAGTGTCTTTCTCCGGCCATATACATAACATTGTTGTCTTCGTCTAAAAATGTGTGATAATATCCAGTATACTCTTCACCCTTATCATTTGAAAACTCACCACCTGATGTATAGTGAGAATTGCCTGTTTGAGGTAATCCAACTGCTTCTTCAACTAAAGGCTTGTCTAAGTTTAATGCTTCGGCACCTTGTGTCATATTAGATAATACAAAATGTACCAAGTTAGTAATTTTGTGATCAGCACCCTTTGTGCTCATTGCATGACTAAACTTTTCTGCTATGAATTTTAATTCAGTTGTTACAAACTCGGTTAAAACAATTTTTGCATCTTCTTCTGTAGCTCTCACAAAGTCATACTTTTTCTCCTCACGATACATTTTTAAACCAATCGATTCGAATGGCCACCTATAAGGAGCAGTAGTTTCTTGCAATATATTTCCTATTGCAACATCATTCTTGTTGTCTGTAATTTCGGGATATTCATAATTTTCTTGTGCATCATTAATCCTAAACAGAGCCTCTAAAACATGCTTCGGTGGATTAACAATCGTTCCTGAATCAACTAATCTGCCATATGTTTGCACTGATTGTTCTAAAAATGCATACCAAAATTCATCATCTTTAAAGGTACTAAAATATTCCCAAAGGGCATTTTGTGAGCCTCTAAATATTTTTTCCATGTTCTCTACCACATATGATGCAAACATGGGACCAAATGTATTATCAAAATCAGGCTTAATTGTATTGAAGGTCGCATATGATTTAATAAAATGAACACTCGCAAAAATACGACAGGCTGCTTTAATCATACCCTCAATAGAAGCCTTACCTTGCCTAAGCAAAATTCTGTTGTAAGGCATTTCGGTCACACAGTTAGGATCTGCTTGTAATCTTTCATCTTCGGGGATTGAATTGTACGTTTTTTTAATTTGATCTGATATGGCATCAAAATCAATTAAATCAGTATTTCTTGGTTTGCAAGGGCTATATTCGGGAAACAGAACACTAACCATTCCTAGAAATCCAGTATGCTCTAACGGCTTAATATAAACTGCTGGGTTTGCATAGGAGCCACCGTAAGTTGAAGGATCAAGATAAAGCACTCGGGCCTTATCACCATTGGCAAGTTGATCACGACTGACGCCTAAAATCATATCTGAGTTTCTAATTCCTCTATATCCATCTACTTCATCAATAATTTTAGCTTCAAAGTATGGCGTGCCTTCTGGAGAAGAGGTTTGATCTTCTTTAACGACATATTCTGTGTCTTCCTCTGTCAAAGTTTCCGATTTTGCTCCGTACTTGAAGCCTTCATCGTTATTTGCAACTTCCATAATTAAATTTTTGTAAATTAAATTATTGGTGGTATCAATATGTTCTTTTAGTTTATCAAAAAGTGGTCGTTCAGTTGTTTGTTGTTCATTGTTGTCGATAATGTCACTCAACAAATAAATCGGTGGCGAAAATGGCATTTTTTCATGAAAACATTTTGCAAATTTTGGATAAGAAATGGCTGAAAAATTGTTGAAAGTGTGATCAACGGCAAGAAATTCAAATTCTCTGTCTCGAATTGGAGTGCTTTCATTAAGGATGGTTCGAACATACGACGCCCAGACTTCGTCAGACATCAAAAACTTTACTTTAGCGCTAAATGCTGCTCTTGGATTAAGTAATTTTGTAATATTTACTCGCACACTATCAACCGGTGATGTACTAGTACCAAAGTTAGAATGGTAATCATTGTCACCAGCTAGATCATAATAATAGGCATCCAAGTTAAAACCATAAGCATATGGCGTACCGCTGGTAATTTCGGAGCCTCTCAAGCCCTTGTTGTTATCTCTAAATTCAAGTCGAATATCTTCGTCTTTTTTTCTACCTCTACGAATGATTTTCATTTGATTAACAGCTTGTCCAGGAACAAGGTTCTGTGCTATTCTGGAGTTAACGGAACTTGGTACATCGAGTACCAAATCTACGTTATATCCCATATCAGGGATAGAAATTCTTTCAATATCAACACCACCAAAAAGACCATTAAAACCTAACTCTTCAAACGTCTTTGTTTTGATTATTGAATCTCTCCATCTGTTGTTTGATGAAAAGTTAAGCAAATCCCCAGTGGTATCTGAGCCAATGTTTTTGAGTTCTGTTTGTAACCATGATGCTACTTTATCTGGAAAGTTACCTATCTGTAATTTCGTAGGTGGTGGATTAAAAAACATCTTACTTAAACTTGTAAGAGGGTCTTCGGGATCTATGCTATCGAAGCTTACCTCGTTTATAAAATCAACATAAAGCGGGTTGTGATATGATTTTACATCATGTCTAGTTAAAGGATTTCCTAATGTATCACTTAAGATCATATTAATAAATCCATATTGGAAGTAACTAAATATACCACCATCACCTAACATATCAACGGTATAACTTCTTTTAAGGCTTTTAAGTTCTCCATTCAAGTTTGCACCAGCAGCTAATTGATCCGCGGGCGATTCATATGGTATAAGCCCATCATCACACCCAGGCTGTGATACAATTGGTGGTAAATAATCTTCCGGTACAATTCCTTTTTGAGCGGCCAGAGAAAGTGCTTCTAAATCCTCAAGTAGATCTTCTTGCAAATTATCGAACATTGTTCGACATTGCTCGGGGGTCGCTCTATCTTCCAGCAGCGCGCATCTTAATTCTTTAAAATCTTCTAATTGATCAGGCGTTACACAAAGTGTTGGGTTTGCTGGGAAAATATCGTCCTCTGGCAGATCATTGACAAAATCTTGCATTGACTGTCTAACATCTGCCGGCATTAAATTACCAACATTTTTGAAGAAATCTGCAATTGAATCTTTTGTCGAAAATGCGTCAGCAAACTGCGGATAATCATATTGAACTAAATTGTATGCAGCAGTTGCCATATCTGAGGACATATCTCCTAAAAATGCACTAAACATTTCTTTTCTGGTGGTTGCAGAAGACAAATCACCTGCAAATCCCATAACTGCGTCTTTATCATTTAATGCAGCACCACCAACTCCGAGTTTTTCAAACAATTCAGTTGTAGTGTCGGTAATTTTCTCATCTGAAGCATCCCCGCCGCAAATAGAATCTCTAATAACTTCCTTGAATGTTGTATCACCACTAATAAGATCTGGCAAGGCTGCGGCTAAGTTTCCTACGGTCTCCAGTGCTTTACAAATTGCATCCCCAATAAGTTCACATAATTTTGTTAAAAGCTTCATTATAATCATGATAATCAATCTGTGTAGTAACATTTTCATGACATACCATAAAATTCTCCAAATATCTGCTAGTTTTGGAATCCAACCAAATGGGTTAAACAATTTTGGCCATGTGAGATCTTTTAAGCTTGTACACCAAGGAATATCTATGTCTTTAATAAAATCAAGAACATTTGGTTTTAAAATTGGAGGTCTTGGGCAATCTAAAAGCATAATTACTCTGGCAATCATAACAGCACCAGGGAACTTATTAAGCATATCTACAACTTCTAGTAAGTCATCGGCATAAACCTCTACTAGTGCTTTAATATAAGCTTCAATAATAACATCATCACTTAATTCGTTTTCAACATTAGATTTTATATCAAACTGTTGTGCAAGTGTTCTTCTTTGTAATTGTGAGGTTTCTTGCAACTCTGCCATGGTTGCAGGTCTATCTTTTTTAAGTGTATCGGGATCTCCTTCGTTGGAATCTCTTGTCCCACTTTTGTCTCTTTTCCAAGGAGGAGTAAACTTAAGAGTACCAGCAATAACATCTGAGGTTACCCCTGGTCCTCCACGTAGTGCTGGTCCTGATGGATCTTTAAATATATCGCCATTAGCTAGTTTTTTTCTTACTAATGCGTCTAATTCAGCTTGTTTTTCTGGGGGTAAACCAATAAAGAAAACTCCAAGATTATCTATAGACATAGCTTTAAGTGCAGATGTTACAATCTTTGACAAAGCTTCTTCAAGCGTTAAGCCACCTAAGAGACACATAATCGCATCCATAAGTAAATTGAAAAGTCCACAAAGCTTTAATCTATCAGTTCCTTCTGCAGTAAGCTCATCTAAAAACTTTTGTGTTCCCGCTGGTAGTAATCTGGATGGTACACCAGCCGATTGTAAAGCACGAACACAAATATATAAGAACAATTGTTCGTCATCTTTCATTTCCTTAAACGCTTGTTCAGTTGCAAATTCTGCGAGGTTTTTTGGTGTTCCAGGTTTTCCTGACAATGGATCAATTTCATTGGGATCAAGAACCATGCCAAAGCCAAGTTGTTTTTCTTGGAACTCATCCAAAGACAAAGCACATATATTTTTATTAAACTGATAAGCTATTGCATCACCGAGTCCCAAGACTTCATCTTTTATATCTTGACCAATTTCTTGAATCGCGTTACCTACAGCATCAGCCATACACGAAAGTGCTGTAGGGTTGCCTTCTGAGCCTTCAAAGCCAAACTCGCCAAAAGATGGCCAATTTTTAGTTCTTCTAATACTTGGATATGTAAATTCAGTTACGACATCTAACCAATCTGGCGCTTCTCTTGCAGATAGTTTTCTATCAATGTCATCTAATTTTGCAAAATATGCAACAGCAGTTTTATTCTTCCACGCAGGGCTATTGTTTAGTGGTTTTAATCTTTTTTTGCGATATACATAAGGCTTACCGCCACACCCATACGTCCAAACTCTAAGTTTTTTAAGTCTATATTTGTTGCTAAAAGTAAACTCAATTTTTGTTACTCGGTTAGCAGTGAGATTAATTGAACCAAGTCCCATAATTTCGTGACCATGGCTATTTAAAAAACCATCTAAAGTGAACCCAATAGCAGCTAAGTGACTAGTTGGAATGAATCCGTTGTCACCATATCTTTCAAATTCGGAAATAGAAAATAATTTATTTGAATTAACAAATACAAGCTTACCTTTATCAACATAACTGTAAACTCTGTGAAATCTGCTATAAAGGTGAAATGCTTTTCTGACCTTTATAAGTTTTTCTGAAATGTGGTCTGCAGCCATTTCTACTACTATATCGCTGCTTTTAGAATCATCTGGTTCTTCTTGATCATCAGATTCTTGCATCATATCAGGCAATGGAGCAAAAACATCGTATGGTATGGAGTATAAAAGCTTCACATACGAGTGAGGTCGAGGATTTAAATCATATTTTTGAAATACAAGATTTTCTCTAATTGTATTTCTAACCTCTTCGGTATCTGCTTTATTAAAGCCAGTGATTAATCCTTCAATAGCTTCATCAACATACTCAGAAAATATAGAATCAACCGTTATTTCAATAAGACCCTTTCGACTAGTCTGTACTGCAATCTGAAACTTACAATATTTTTCATTAAACCATGGCTCAGTAGATCCTTTGTTTCTCCAATTAGGAGTAACATAGTTTTGATTTGGTACACATCCAGGACATTTTTTAGCTGGCACAACATCAACTAAATCATCACACTCATCAATGTGACCATCGCCATTAACATCTTGAAACTTTAAAAATTTTGATTTATTTTGAAAATCTTCTTCGGCCATTTTTAGTCCATTAATTAGGTAGAATAAACATTTCTGCTTACAACATATTTGTCACCAGAGGGATCTGTAAAGTTAACACCCCAAAGTGTTTTTGTGGTTCTTGCTTGGTGTCCTGAAGGCAGTATTAATGTTGAAATTATCCCTGACGCTGCCGTAAAAGCTGCGGCTTGTGATGGTATTGGTGTTATTGCTGCTGCACTACAAGTTATAGTAAGAACTTGTGCTAATGCCGACAATGCTCCTTGAATATCATCTATTACATCAGCCAAATCACGAAAAGCGTCTCTTACATTTTCACCCTTGGCTATACCTTGTAGGTGTCTTTTTTTAGCTCCAAAACCAAAAAGACCAGCTTCTTCTTTAAGATTTCCAGCAATTAATTCAATTGGTGGTGCTGGTTGGTGGATTTTACCACCTCTTGCATTTTGTTCACCAAACATGCCATGACCCTTAAATGCATAAGATTTTCCACTAATTATTTTCACACCTTCACGTCCAATAACCCTCACAGCATCTGCTTTAATTGCAATACCAGATCTACCCACAATAGGTCCAGTAAAGCCTTCTTCGAGTCCAAAGTTCTTATCAAGATCTGTCATTTGACTAATGTAAATTCTTGCGGCATCACCACTAAAAGAGTTTTGCACACCTGCACCATCTTTAAGGTGAGGATTCGACGCCATTCTTCCAACAACAATATCAATTGTGTTAGCACCCTGAGCGCCTAGTCCACCATACCCAGTACCAATTGACGACGGTCTATCAGTACCAATAACAATAGCCGCATTTTGTGAACTATCAGTTAACAACATATTGTTAGCTGCTGCAATAAAATTTCTTTTTGGTTCAGCAACAACATTGTGAAACAGCCCGCTGTACGACGGTGTATTATTTTGTGTTTCCCCTTGTTGATTCATAGTTTCAACAGGGGGCATACTAATAACATCACGTAAGTTATTTAATAATGAACGATCATTAATTTTGCTAGTTCTACGACTACCTGTGTTAATACCCATGACTGATTCCTGTTAAAAAATTTATACGACGACTAGGCTCCATCAACACTCCAGTGCCAATTTTCTGCTTGATAGTTTTTTATATCAAATGTGCCGTCGCCATCCAAGCCTTTTGATTCTAACCACTTATGAGAAGGTTGATTTTCGCCGCCATCGCGTGCACCGATTAATCCACCAAAATCAATAGCTAGTCCAAGATTATGTCGCGATTTGCCTATTGGTGCAGTTGGTGGCTTACAAGTAGCACTTGCAGAATTTGACTTGACTTGCTCAAATGTGAGATGACCACAATTTTTCATTCTTAAATATGTTTGCATTTCTATAGAACGATATCCTGGGTCTGATAATATTGGATTAATACCATTATCACTGGTATCTTTAGCCCACCAGCTTTGTTTTGCTGCCTCTTGAAAAACCGATTCTAAAGTATCAAGCCAAACTGGATGCCCAGTAACAGTTTCTGGATCACCATTTGTTTTAACTCCAATAACTCTTGAGGCACACTTAGTAACTGGATATTTTTCTATTAGGGCTTTTTTAGATGCGCTAGGATTACTGCCAAAAAAATCTGCTGGAAAACCACAATCTCCTGAAGCAAGTGCTGTGTATCCTAAAGTTTCTGAGGGGTTTGCTCTTACTTTGGCCATTATCGCTTCAATATATGGTTGTGCATCCTCAAAAGAAATACCTCTTGGTCCACCACCTTCTTCAGAATTATTTGAATAAGCTAGCAATAAATCACCAAAATCGGTATCAGCGTTAAAAGTTGAAAATTTGCTTACTAAAGTTGTACATGAACTAGCCATATAATTTGTCACCTGTTCCCCCGTTGGGGCAGCCAATTCTGAGAACACTGCATATTGTAAATTAAACTTAATATCTCCGGTTTGTAATTTAACCTTAACTGTATCACCAAGTTGCGGAATTCTACCATTATATCCAGGCACAGACATAAATTGTGTGTGTAAATTAATAACTTTTATTGCTGCTGCAGCACTTGTGGCCAGATCTAAGTTGCAAGGGTCTGGTAGTGAAGCATGGGGAGATATAAACCCATTTCCAACTATTCTACCCCTAAAAGCAATTGAGCCTTCTAGTGAACCAAAATGAGCGCCGGTCTGATCGGCAGCAAACCCAGGAGTTCCTCTAAAAACTCTTGCAGCATCTGAAGTAGCCATCGGAACAGGCTTTGTGAGAACAATAACGTCAAATTCAGTCTGAGTACCGTATGCATCATACGCCAAAGCACTTCTAATAGCATGAGCCTCAAGTTCTTTTGCGCCCTGAGCATCAGTAAGATTATCAGGGTTTATTGGATTTTTATTCCACGCCATCTGTACCAACTCCCTGTATCATGTCTAAAAGCTCTTCTTTTTCATTTTCGTTAAGTGCAAAAGATGTAGTTACTGTTTTTTGACGTAATCCAATTATTTTTACAAGCTGCTCATTAGACCTTTGCATTGTTTCAATATGTTTCGCGGCCACTGGGCTAAGGTGTTTGTTGTGTTCTGCATCGGCGGCAATTTGATTAGCAATTTCATTCAAAAACTCTCTAGCAACTTTTCTGTCGCTTCGAATGTTTTCAAGCGCCTCTTCAATCAAATTATCTAAATTATCAGAACTCACAGTTGACCACCTTCCCAGTTATCTTTGAAATGACTATATTTTTTCCTAAACTTTTTAAGCGAATTAACAATTTGCTTTGTGTTTAAACCAGTAATTTCACGCAGGTATAAATAAATAGCTTTTTTATTAAAAATTTCGATATCTTCTTTAGATTCAAAAAGCACGAGTATTGCTTTATAAACTTTTAAGTCATTTTCTTTCATCTGGGAGGTGTCCCAAGAATTTAATTCATTACTGAATGAAGTCCAAAACTCATTTTCTTCTCTCATTGTTACATAAGATTCATTTGTTGACAGATATTCTTCCTCAAACGACTTAGATAGATTATCATAATCAACCTCTCTTTTATTTCGTTTTTGTTGGCGTTTTACTTTATGAATAAACCAGTTTTTAGTAATAACAGAAAAATATGAAAATGCCTTTGAACCTTTACTTGGGTCGTATTTATCGAGAATTGTCATAAGCCAAACTTTGCACTCATCTCGTAAAGATTCACAGTTTGGCAAATTAGTAAACTTATAAGTAAAAACAATTTTATCCACCATTTGATCAAATGCTGGCTCAATACTATTAATGTAAAGCTCAGTTCTGGTCCTTACACAATTAGTTTTTGTGTACGCAATAATTGCATCTTCGTGCTCTTGTGTAAAGTAGTGGTTTTTGCTTTTTTTTCTACGCCTCTTCGGTTTCAGTGTCAAACTGTTCGTTGTCATCTATATCTGTCTCCTTTTCATTTTCAGTCAGCGAATATATAAACTCAAAAGTTGAAAGCTGTTCGTCATATGATCTTGCATGATCAATTAAGTTTTCTATTGTTTGATCACCATAAAAAGTTTCCAAACTGTATACCGACTCTAAGTGTTCTGAAAAGGCAGTTGTCATTGTTTTTAAATCGCCTAGCTCTTCTGAAACCCACAAAAGCCGCAGTATTGCGGCCCTTGCATATACAAACACACCAACATTAAATACTAATGATGCAAATAGTAAAAATGATAATATAATTTCAAGTTGGGTCATATGTTTCACTTTTAGCTTTTAGTTTTTCAGCTTCTAAAAGCTCTTTATTAGCTTCGATATACTCTTTTGTTAAAACACCAACACGATTATTATTTGAATTATTATTTTTAATATACGTTGGCTTTGTTAGTAACTTAATCATTGTATCAGATTGTTGACAATTTGTGCAAAAATCTATTTGTTCATCAATTAAATGAACAATAATTGTTTCAATACCGCAACTGTTACATCTATAATTGTAACGTGGCATTACTTAACCATATTTAACAAGTCTTCTTCTGTAATTGGGTTTTCGTTTGATACTCTTACAGTGGGTGGGTTTGTAACCACTAAGCCGTCATCAGACTCTACAAGCTCAAAGCTTTTTAAAATTGGTACAATATCCAATTGGTTTAGCAATGACTCTTGCAGAGCCATCATAACAGCACCAAGTGCTTGATTAGATAATTTATGTGAATTATTTTTCATGTTAATCTCCTTTTTTATTATTAGAGGTTGCTCCCTCAATTTTTAGCCAGTCATGATTTTGTCTGACTTCCAAGTTTTTTTTCCATGATGCTTTCATAACTGCCGGTTCAATGCCTGTATCTTCAAAGTATTTGATAAAACCGTTGATATCTTTTGGAAAACATTTTCCACCATATCCAAGGCTACCATCATGACCTGGAACATCAGTATGAGAATTTCCTATTCGTCCATCGCTTAAGAAACCAATCATAACAGAGTCCCAACATAAGTCTTTTAAGACGGCCATCTGATACATTTCATTCATAAATGATACTTTTACAGAAAAGAAACAATTACACATATATTTGATAAATTCTGCAGATTGTGTATCTGTTTCAATAATCTGTGTAGCTTGAAAGCGATCACGGTACAATTCACTTACTCTCTTTGACAACTCAGAATCTTCGGCACCAATAACTATTCTAGAGGTATTAATAAAGTCAAGGCGCGCAGTTCTTTCAGTAAGAAACTCAGGATTAAATACAATATTTAATTTTGGGTGTTTGTTAATATACCTTAATGTGGTACCAGGAACAGCAGTAGACTTAACAATAACAATGTTGTCTTCATTTTTATTGACATCCTCAATCTGTTCTAAAACTTGATCTAAAATAGATAAGTCAATTTCACCACCTTCACCAATGTTCATTGGAGTTGGAACACTTACAAAAATAAACTCTGATTCGTTGACAACCTCATCAAACGTATGAGTGCATTTTCGCTCATCAGAATCGTAAATTTTTACATTAGCGTGCAACGAAAATCCTGACGCGATTGCAGATCCAACAAATCCATTACCTATAATTCCAACGTTTTTCATGAGTTAATTTTTTCCTTAAATTCTAAAAACTTTTGATGGACAAATTCCGGCTGTGGGTGCCAATTATAATCGCTAAAAAAACAAACGTCCGTATTATGTGGATTCCAGTTTTCTTCGTATCTTGTTTTGTTATTTTCAATTGACCATACAACATGCGGAGTATTACACAAACTAGCTAAGTGCATTGGACCTGAAGAAGGTCCAAAAACACATTTAGTATTGTACAGTAAATCAAATAGCTTTTGTAGCTCTAGGTCTCTTGCATCTAAAGTACCCTCAATCCAGCCAGATTCAGATTTGGTACCTATGCAAGCTATCTTATCTGTATCCAATAGCTCGGCTAATTTTCTCCAATTGTCAATACTCCAATTATCTTCAGGACGCACGTTCTGTCTATTTCTAATGTGAAAAACATAATCTATATCAATGTCAGAGCTTTCTTTTCCGTAAATTTTATACTCTGGTTTTATCACATAATTACCAAATATAACAGGCTGTGTAAAATGTGTATGTGGAGGAACACCAATACGACGTGGTATAAACAAAGTCGTGTTAGAATCTAAGCCAATATTATTTTCTACGATAACTTTTTTAATATCTTTAGAAAAATCTACACCATGCATAAAAAATGAATCCACAATTGTTCCTTGCGGTGCGTGCGCTACAAAATTACTACAAAAATCATTGTAAAGTGGTTCTGATAACTTTCTTGATACAACTGTTGTTTCTTCAAAATGTCGCGACAATGCTCTAATATATCCTTGCCACGCAAATAGTTCCCAACCAAACTCACCCACCCAAGGGCCAGCGATTAATCTTTTCATTTGTACACCTTCATAAAATCTAATTTTGCTTGTTCAACTTTATTGCTTACTCCAGAATCAAAAACACCTACACCAGCGTAATGAATAATGTAAGAATCAAAACGGTTAGGTGAACCATTCCACGATTCTGAAAACATAGTCATATGGTTAAATTGATATGGCAATTCGTGTACTGGGTGATTGTATTTGTTAATGAGGTAACCAATGTGAATATCATCAGTGCCCCAATCGACAAAATATTTATTATCAATTTTTTCATAAATATTTTGGTGACACTTGGATGTTACAAAAACTCCAGTGTTAATATAATTTTTATTCCAACCGATTTGTCCAAATTGTGATTGTGCAGCGTGCATACAGCTTACTCTTTGTGGTTGTCTTGAGCCCAAGTCTTCATAGATAGAGCCTACATGAGTTGGCGGAACAATATCAAAAATATCTGGACAATTAGGTAATATCAACATGTCAGAATCTAGGTGAAGAATTCTATCATAATGATTGTGTAGTTTATTGTGTTCAAATATTCTATATTGATAAACACCATTACCAATACCACCAGTGGCGTCAGCGCGGTCTGTTGCTTCGTCTAAGACAATAAAATCAGCGTTGACTCTTTCTGCATACTTTCTGATTATTGGGTGTGTTAATTCAATCCAGTCGATGCACTTTGCATCGGCCCTTGTTGTAATCAATCGATTCACTTTTTTTCCTGACTTTCAACGTATATAATCGTGTTTGTTGAATGATATGCACTTAGTGTGCCGGCATCAACCCACCTTTCTTCAAGTATAGCATATTCACAAGAATTTGATTTTATAAATTCATTGTTTATGCTTGTAATTTCATATTCTCCACGATCAGACTTTTTAACATTTTTAATAATATCAAATACTTTGTTAGAATAAAAATAAATACCAACACAAGCAAAATTGCTTTTTGGATTCTTAGGCTTTTCTTCAATTTTAATAATGCTATCTTTATGGAAAACACCAACACCATATCTTGACGGATTATCAACGTGTTTAAAAAATACTCTGCAATCCATATCAGAATTTTGAAAGCTGTTAATGTGTTCCGTTAAATTTTCTTTAAAAATGTTATCACCCAACAGAACAACACACTTATCATCTCCAACAAAATCTTCACATAGCCTTAAGGCGCCTGCAATGCCGTCTGGCTGGTCTTGCACACGATATGTAAACGAACACCCGTGTTCAGCACCAGAGCCAAGCAAAGCGATTATATCACCGCAATGTTCGACACCTGTAATAATCATAATATCGGTAACACCCGCATCTACCAAGGTCTTAATTGGATGATATATCATCGGTACATCGCCAACTGGCAGTAGGTGTTTGTTTGTAACTTTTGTAAGTGGGTATAAACGAGTTCCTTTTCCACCGGCCAAAATTATACCTTTCATTTATTTCTCCTTGTACCACTGGATTGTTTTAGTAATACCTTCAGCAAACGTGGTCTTTGGTTTCCAATTTAATTCAGTTACTATTTTAGAATTATCAATTGCGTATCTTTGATCATGCCCAAGTCGATCTTGAACATATTTTATTGCTGATTGTGGTTCAATATTCATTATATCACAAATTTCATTAATTACATCAATATTTCTTTTTTCACAATCCGAACCAATACAGTATGTCTCTCCCAGCCTACCATTTATAAAAACTTCCCAAACTGCTTCACAGTGGTCATCAACATAAATCCAATCTCGAATGTTAGTGCCACTACCGTATAATGGAATTTTGTTATTATTTAACAAACAATTAATAACGGTAGGAATAAATTTTTCATTATGCTGCCGTGGACCATAGTTGTTGGAACAATTTGATATCGTAATTGGTAAATTGTAGGTATTGTGATAAGCACGAACAAGCATATCTGATGATGCTTTGGAAGCAGAGTAGGGATTTTTGGGATCATACGGTGTGTTCTCATCAAACTTGCCAGTAGGACCTAAATCGCCATATACTTCATCAGTTGATACATGGTGAAATTTTTGGATATCGTAATCCATACACATCTTTAACAAATTAAAAGTGCCGACAATATTACTTTGTATAAAAGCACTTGCATCTTTAATTGAGTTATCAACGTGACTTTCAGCAGCCAAGTGTATAATATGTGTTATTTTATGAATACGCATTACATTTTTTAATGCTGCAAGATCGCACAAGTCTGCATTAGCAAAAACATATTTTGAATTACCAACAAACTCGTTAGTGTTAGATAAGTCTGCTGCATATGTTAAAGAATCTAAGTTTATAACCTTGGAAACTTCGCTTGATTTATGCTCTAAAATAAACTTAATGAGGTTGGAGCCGATAAATCCGCAACCTCCAGTTACTAGTATATTCATTATGTCACTTTTTAACGTTTTTAATATTTGTACCAATAGGTGTTGACGTTGATTGTGCTTCTTTTTCTCTCATGTCACCAAAGCCGCCAAACTGTGAAGTATCTTCTTGTCTTTCACAAAGCAACAAGTCATACTTAGTCTTAAAATAAGATTGCCATGCTTTTAATTCAATATTGGAAAAATTAGGTGTTGACCAAAAATCATTGGAGTATTCATCTGCTTTTTCCCAATCAACATTCTCATGTAATTCAGCATCAAAATAGTTTGTGCCTGGGTATGGACAAAGAATAGTAAATCCAACAACATCTGGCCTAATCTCATCAATGAGATCTTCTGTTAATTTTAAATCTTCTCTTGTTTCTTCAGGCATGCCAAGTAAGAAAAATCCTCTTCTTTCTACGCCTGCATTTTCAGCCCACTTAAAAACGTTTCTAATGGTTTCTGTTTTCAATCCTTTACCAACCTTTCTTAGTATTTTATCGCTACCGCTTTCGCACCCAATGTTTACTTGATGACATTGAGACTTTTTAAGCCAGTGAAACATTTCTTCATTAGCAAAACTTGCATGAATGAGACACTCCCACTCAGTCGTAATACCTCTTTTAATTTTCTCTTTGCAAAACTCAATAACAAATTCAGCACTAATATCAAATGTTGCATCAACAAATTTAAAGTAAGTTAAATCAAGCTCTTCAATAACATATTCAATTTCATCACAAAGTTCGCTTACATCTCGGCTTCTAATAGGATTATTGCGTTTGTGGTATCTACCTGTGATAATTCTTTCTGCGCAAAATGAACAAGCAACGGGACAAACTCTATTACACTGAAATGAAGCTGTTCTCTTGCCGTTCATTGACTCACAAAGATCAACAGTTCTGTAGTTTTTAATAATGCTTCTATCCGGCCATGGTAGTTCTTGCATTGGTGGTTTAGTGCCTTGAACAATAGGCTCTCTGTTACCATTTACAATATCAAGGAATACCTCTTCTCCCTCACCAATAACAACTTGATCAACATATGGGTGTGCAACCGTTTCTTGTGGTAGTGCTGATGGGTGGAAGCCCCCAAAAACTGTTCTAATCTCAGGATTTTGTTTCTTCATCTCTTCAGCTAAACGAAGCGCATGAGGGTATGCTGGGGATGTACAAGAAAATCCTACAACGTCTGCATCAATCGAGCCATTAATAATAGTTTCGTCTGTGTCAAAGTTTCCTTGATAGCAAACAATCTCAAGATCGCCAACAAAATGCTTCTTAAGATATGAAGCAATAAATCCTAAACCAATAGGTTCCCAAATATTTTCATAGTACGGTTGTACTAATACAACTTTTGTGCCCATTTTTAACCCCTTTTGTATATATCATATATAGACAGGTCTTGGTATTCCCGCTCTAAATCATCGTTGTGTTCGCTAATGCCAAGCATTAAAACAAGCCCTTTTGCAGCAATCTCTGGTAACATATAATAATTCCAGCCCAACATATCAAAATGATCGACCATATGGTCAACAGGATTTCTGCCAAAATAACGAGCACGTTTAAGCCATTCATAAGCTTCTTTATCATCGGTAAGAATCATTCCGCCTTTACCAAGCTTTAAAAACTTGTGAGGACCGCTAAATGAAATACACTGCATTTGT